CTTTTCGATGATATGACGACATAAATCACCCGCCTGCCACTGCTTGCTACCCATCTCAGTTAAGAACCTTTTGTCGTCAACCGCCTTGTGTGCGCCTGGTTTCTTTAGCTTATCTGGATTGAGTGCAAAGTTGGCCTGGAACAGCGGATAATGCCACTGAACGACAAAGCTATCTACTGGCGGGAAGTTACGCAGCGTGATGTCACAAGTGTAAGTCTTCTCATCCTCCTCGTGGGCAGTCAGAACGACCAACGTATCTGGATTACGGGCAAACACGCCCGACCCACTGAAGCGGTCAATCGACTCTGCACCCGACTTGTTACCCTTGGAAAAGTGGTGGCTTAGTATGATCGACAGATTGTGGCGTGTCGCTAGGTACTCAAACTCATTCATCAATGATGACATATCTCCTGCGCTGTTCTCATCCCTCTCACCCATCAGCATATAGTTTGGGTCTAGGATAATCGCCTGGTATCCCTTGCCTTCAATCTGCTTCTCGATCATAGGACGGATGAGAGTCAAGTCGGCAGCGTGGCCTCTCAGCGTCCACACATCAAAGTCATCGGCCTTATCTTCTAAACCTTTGGCTTTGATAACATCGGCTAAACGATTGCGGAAGCTCCACTCTTGAATCTCAAAGTTGATGAACAACACCCGCGACATCTTGCACTGCTGCCCCCACCAAGGCACGCCAGCGTGTAACGAAAGGGCTAGGTCAATTAGACTCCAACTCTTAAACGCCTTGCTTCCTCCACCCAACAACATCTTCCCGCCTCGGTGCAGCATTCCCTCAATTAACGTCTCTGGTGCGGGTAAGTCTTCCTTAATAAGTTGTGCATAAGATTTGATCGGCGGCCACTCGTCCGTCTTCGGTTTGATACCAAGTGCTACTGCTGGCTCTATCATTTTCCTCCTTTGCAAAACCATAATAGGCTTTGCATCTTGTCTTCTCTCTTTGCCCCAGGAATCCTAACGGGTTGACTGGGTTTGAATGTTGCAGGATCGCATCCCAACGGAATAAGAAAAGCTTTTAACTGTTCCACCCATTCGTTCTTTGGTGGCATCTCAAACCAACCATGCAAGCTCTTTCCGCCAGTATCCACAACGGCGTGTAGCTTCATGCTGAACAAGTCACGCATCAATTGGAACACCGCGCCCATCTGTGGCTTGCTGAGTACGTCCGACTCGACAACCAAGAACACCCTATGCTCAACCGTATCGTTGGATCGGCTGACTGTACCCTGCTTGTAGCTCGCACCAGTTGTGTACTGCCCGATTGGTTCATCCAGCTTCTTCCACTCGTAAGCAATGCGGAAGTTCTGTGGATGCTTACCGCTGTCCGTGACGTTGCCTATCCAAATGTTGTCAACTGGATTGAAGAGCGATAGGAACAACTGATAGTCATGCGCTGGATCGTCCAGCTTGGTAGGACTTTCCTCAAACATATCTGCCGTCTCCCAATTGTAGTGCGTGAGGTATCGTTGCTTGTTTGACTCAGCAATCGTCTTGATCCTGTCCAACACCTCGGAGTGCGGGTCTTTCTTGATGACTAACTTGGGTACAGCCGTGCCACCCGACATAATGTTGGTTGGCTTGTAAAGAACATCGCTGGATATAGCTCGGCGCAACTTGCGATTAGCCTCGTCACGATATGGAGTGCAGGAAGTATGCCAGCAGAAGATGGTCGGCGCACCATCTACGAACACCGTTGTGTCACGGATGCGAGTGTGGCTGGTATGTGCAGCCTCACCTGGACACTTGCACAGCCCGTGGTTTTCGGATTGCCAATCCACTTGGCCTACGATCTCTTCAGCTTGTCTTTGTGCGGTTGTCATCCGTCATAACACCCGCAAGGCACTTCGTCTGGCAGGTCCTCAAATAATTTCATTTGGCTTGCATCTGATCTGATTAAGTCTTCCCACTTCCAGTTGCGACCAAGACCAACCACAGTTTTAAGGTGAGCATTGTTCTCCATTGCTATCGCTCTTTCTGCCAGAGCAGGGTAGTTCTTGGCAAGATCAAGGACTTCGTGCTTCTTCATTGCTGGACAATAAAAGCACGATGACTTGGCTGGCTTGAACCCAGCCTCTGCTACAACCTCAACGCACTTCTTTCTACCCCAACCCCAACGCACTAGCGGATATTCATAGATGTACTTCTTGTCCTCTGGTATCTTCCCTCGGTGATGCTCGCCAGCGTCATACCCAATAAGCTTCAAACATTTACCGCCAGCCTTCCAGCAATCCTTGGCTGGTTGCCAGTTGTTGACGAACTTATCCTGGGGCTGGATCTTGTACTTCTGCGAGCATCCCTTAAATCCGTAGGCCAGACTTGGCAACATATTCTGGCGCAAGCAATTCTCTTCGAGAGTTTCCTTGGCGTACTTCACAGTAACCACTTCTGGCATATCGTGCTTAACCAACCAATCAGAAAATATCTTAACAAATTCATAAGTCTGCGGTAGCTCGCCACCAGTATCTGCAAACAAAATGAGGTCTGGAATGACCCCGCGCTTCTGCATTTCAATCAGCATCGCTGCTGAATTTGTCCCTCCTCCGAATGATATGATTAAAGGAGTCTTCATATTAAAATTCAAACTGGCTCTGATTCAAGAGGAGAACACACACTGAGGAATATCCCGCCGTAGGATCTCCCTACGGACCACAACGCCAGTTAGTTATTTGCTTTCTAGTTCTATTGCCTTCTTACTGGCCTCGACAATATCCTGCGCTGTTATGTTTCGCAGAGCATTGCACCAGTATTGCGTCTTGGGAGTTTTGTTGCTAGCATCCTTACACTTAGCCTGTGGCAACCCAGCGTGCGGACGGCAAGGTGCGTGGGGACAGGTATCGGGCTTGAATGCCGATACGTTCTTAGGATAGAAGGAAACTCGATCTTTTGGATCGTATGACCCCCACAACGACACACACGGCGTATCCAACCCAGCAGCCATGTGATTGACGCTGCTATCTGGCGCAACAACGAAGTCAGCCCCACTAATAATCGGGAACAGCGAGCGCACAGTCTTGGTGCAGTTGAATAGGTCGATCACCCTGGGATGATCCACCTTAAAGTTGTGCGAGTTATCCAGCCCAATAATCACAGCGTGATGTTTGGGGTAAGCCTCAAGCAACGCCAGCACTGCCTCCTGCCCCATCGTTGGCGGGTAGGTACGGGTCGGACCGCTGGACGAAACATGATACGCAAAGAACGGATCTGGCAACGGCCACTTACCCATCGCCTTTAGCTCTTCGTGGTCTGGCTCGATGAGATGCAGGACTGGCTTACAATACTTAGCCATCTTCTTCTCGTCCCATACTCCCATCCACTCGTAGATCCTCTGGTAGCAGTTGCCAGGACCAGTACCTAGCTTAGTGTTGCCTACCTGTCCGCTGAACAAATCATCAGTTGGAACGTGTGCATCAAAAGAATCCCAAGCTTCCAGCGAAGATGGCAACGGCCACAGCTTTGCACCAAGCCCAGCGTAGAGAGGGAGGTTACGAGCAGGTGCGTAAACCTCAACAACCCCACCCGACTCTTGCACCAAATAGTTGACGAAGGCAGTAGCGATGATCGCGTCACCAATTGCCCCAGCGCGGTATACGGCTGTTGCCCCACCAGCAGCACGACCAGGCCAATACGGCTTGATCTTGTGTGGACAAGGGATTGAATCATCCCAGATTGGTCCAGTTAATTCATCGGGCAAAACGTACGTGTTGCGCGGGTAGAGCATATTGTCATCGACTTTGTGAATTGCGTTTGTGTTATTTGTCCATAGTTTCATTTGTTATCCTCCATTATTTTGTTGATGCATCTGATGATTTCTGCCGCGACTTGCGGGACGATGGCATTGCCAAGACCTCTGATTCGTTGAGGTCTGTATGGTTTTGCGGGTATCCCATCATGAATTCCAAAAGATTCGGGCATAATCTTTTTCCCGTTAATTTTGCATATTGTTCTGCAAGATTCCCATTCGGGTGAACGTCGTATCTTTTTACCAAACTCTTCGCTGAAAATGATGCTCTCGTGCTTCCGTCCGATGCTGACGGGGTAAGCCACAATCCAGATTCTTTTCCTGAGATGTGGTGCGCCAAACATAGCGGCTGGAACAACTTGCCACTCCGCATCGTACCCGATGTCGGCAAGCGATTGTAAAACGACGTCGAGTCCTTGGTTCGTGAGTGCCTGGACGTTTTCTGCGACCACGAACTTGGGCCTTGCCTCCTTGATAATCCTTTGCATTTCAAACCAGAGTCCGCTTCTGTGGCCATCAATTCCGTTTGACTCAAACTTTCCTTGGGTTGTCCAAGACTTTGCGTAGCTAATGTCTTGGCATGGAAACCCACCTGTGAGAAGAGTGACTCCTGCGTATAGCTCGCCTCGTACCTCGCGGATGTCTTTGTGGCACGGCACATCTGGCCAGTGTTTCTTGAGGACTGCTTGGGCGTAGGGTTCGTTATCACAGAAGCCAACGGTTCTATATCCATTCCACTTTGCTGCCAAGGCAAATCCTCCGATCCCGCTAAATAAGTCGAGGTGTGTTTTTTCATTCATACGCTCTGCATCTGGTAAGCGTGGTCAACCAATTCTCTGACGCGTTTAGAATACTCTTCCTCGGCACTGCTGTAACAAAATATCTCGGTTGTAAACCCACCAGCCTCAAGCCAAAGCTTCCATCTCAAGTTCTGCTCATCCCACTCCTTCTTCACCTGCATCGCCAACTCATCCTTACTTTTCATTCTTCACCCACTACTTCTTTGCACACAAGACTTGCCGCATCCACCATCGTGATTATCTGGATCATATCTATTGCGTGACCATGAGTCGCGCGATCCCTCTCAATTACAAGCTTATTGCGTGCAATTGAAAGGATCTCGCGCGCCCACTTGAGGCGATCTTTAGCCTCGACCTGCATCACGAACCAGATCGCATCCGAAACTTAC